TTGGCAAGTACATCGTAATGAAACTGCCATTTAATTTCGTAATATGATAAGGATTTTTTTGAGAAACAAAATTGAATGATTTCTCTTTCAAAGTGTTCAGCATTTCCAGCCTTTACTTCGGATTTAATCCATTCGTTTGATGAATAGTATTTCTCCCAATCAGATGCTTTCTTTACAACTCTCTTACGAGTCTTTCCCTTAAGAGGTTTTAATCTGCGGGTTTGAGTAAGTTGCTTTTTACCAATATAAAACTTACCAGTTGGGATATGTATCATTTTATAGACAAACCCAACCGCACCTTCAGGTGTATTTTCTTCTGTAACAATATTTCCATTAAATTTCCAAGACATATTATTTGTTTACACTATCTGAATACTTTTTTATATTCAAATCCCCACCTCTTGCTTTTTTAAGCGCTTTTTCATCTTTAGATAAATCTTTAGATGGTTTGTATGTATTTTCTGCCCCAACAGGCTCAACATCCCCACCTTTTAAATTAGCTTTACCAGTTGTAGGTATTCCTTTTTTATAAATATCAATTATACTTGCCATTTTTTAGTATTTGTTTATGTGTATAAATATAACATTATGTATCAAAACGAACAATAAAATTCAATGGATAGTCAGGCATTGATTTTATTGGTTGTGGTAATTTTGCAACAGCCACCATATTTAGGTCATCATCATATAATGCAATAGTTGTAATATATGGTGCTAAATAAGAACCAGTTGTATCTAAAGAACTACTATAATCGTATTCCCCAAATCCACTAAATACAGTTGAATCTACTTGAGATTGAATATTATGCAATTTTATCTTTCCAAAAGTACCATCTGCATCATAATCAACTGCGGTTGGGTTTTGTGAAACATTAAATTCGGATTCTAATACAGTTAATAAAATTTCGTTTTCATATATTGTTTTAGTGGAACGAAAGTCTAATGTATATTGAGATAATACAGAACCACTAACAACATCTCTAGTTAATATAACAAGTCCTCTATCATAAAATATGTTTCCAGCAACATTACTCCCAGAGTCAATTAAATTTGAATACCCATCATCTGTATAAATTTTTTCAGCCTGCTCATCTTCCAATCTAACACTACCAACCTTAATACCTTCACCATAGTATATTTGGGGAACTGATATTACTGCTGCTTCATTGTTTAAATTTCTTTCATTAGTAGATGTATATGATTGTCTTAATCCTACTTCTGTTATCAATGAGGATGTTGATGAATTTCTATAAAATTGTGACTTTATAGATTCATATACAACCTTCTTAATAAACCCATGACTTTTCTCATCAGCGTTTATATCAATTAAGGTATTATTTGGGTCTTCTGCAAATATCGGAAATACATCATTTTCATCCAATGTCCATTCTTTATAAACTTTTATTGGTCTTGTGATTATATCGGATTTTGGAATTTCTTTAATCATCTATTATTTTTTATATAAATATTTCTCAAACTAAAAACCCCCTTTCGGGGGTTTCTATAATTTTAGTTTAATTTATTAGAATGATAATTTAACTTTAATTAGTACTTCCTTATCAAAAGATTTAACAACAGGTTGCGATGTTTTAGCTACTGCTATTAATTCGTTTGAATCGTTATAAATAGTTAAATTCTCTATTCGTTGCTCTTACAAAGAAATGTTGAGTAGAAATGTTTTCAGTTCTACGTGCTTCAAAATCACCACCTCTTTGAATTGCCTGAAGTAATCTATATTGGTTAAATTGTTCTGATGTTTGTAAGTGAGATGGTGATACACTACCACTTTGAATGATAGTACCATCTTTTGTGTAAATTGTTTGATTTGCAATAGTACCTAAAGTAGAACCAATTGCTCTAGCATTAAGTACAATTATACCTCTATCAGGATAGAATAAACCATATCCTTCGCCAGTACTTGCATCAGTAGTTGTATTGATTGTTGCTTCATTTTCAGTTCCTAAATTTAAAGAACCAGAAACTACTTTGAATACTCTACCGCTCAATCCCAAATCATCTCCAAACTTCTTACCACTATTATCGATAAAAGTAAATGTACCGTTACCACCTGCCAATGTTAGTGACCAGTTTCCAGCATCCATTTTTTCTCTAAATCTACCTCTAGATACATTGATAATATAAATGCCATTTGCATCTACTTCAATTCCAGATGAGTTCTCAAAAGAAAACTTAGTATCGGTTGGGTCTAACAACATAGAACGATATTGTGCATATGTTGCCTTTGTTGCAAGTAATGCAGAATCATTAGTTGCTAAATTCATAGAACCACTTCCATTTACATGTCCGTATGCTACAGCGAATTGTACTTCGGCAGAATCGGAAAATGCGATTGGATTGTAATCATACACATTAGCGTAATAGTATCCGCTAGTTGCTGTTGTTTGCGATGATGCTGTATAGAATTGTGCCAAAGAACCAGAATCACCAGTCCATAAACCTGTGGTTACTACTTCTACTTTAGCGTTTACTTTATCAAAATCACCAAACCTTTTATAGATACCAGTAGTTACACCAGTACCAGTTGAAATTTGTTGACCTGCCGGTAATACAGAGTTTAACAACGTTACCAATTGATTTGAATCAATCGTTCCCGTATTAGCTAAATCTCTAATTTGGGCGGTTATATTAGGGTCATTAATTAGTGCCATTTTATATATCTATTTTATGCTTTATAAGTTACAGTTACAGGGATAGTTTCTGAACCACCAGTTTCATTTCCGTATACTGTTATTGTTGTAGAAATATCAATTGTCAAGTTTGGATTTGGAGTGAATCTAAATTCTAAACCACTTACCACTTGTGCAGTCGTTGTAATTTCTTCACCTAAGAATACAGGAACACTTCCAACGTTAGTAGCTCCTCTAGTCACAGTGATAGTACCAGCTCTTTGGTCGGTTAATACCACAGTGTATCCAGCGTTTGTATTTCCAGATGGTGAAGTTGTTGGTGTTAATCCAACACCACCTTCAGTTTGATTAACTGCGATAGATGGTACACCAAATCTAACAACAGGAATTTGAGTTGTTCCCTTTGGCAAGGTTACTAATTTATATCTCAATACTTGAGTTTCATCAGGAGATGCTTCCGTAATAGGAATAGCTCTAATTGCTGAGTCATAATATGCAGAACCTTTTGGATGTGCTGGTTCGTATAAGGTGTTTCGGTATTATCTAAATATGCCATTTGATATTGTTTTTTAATGCTTTATTTCTAAAATAAATATAACCAATTAATATTTTCAATCTTAATCCACTTCAAGTATTGGTTCACCACTTCCTCTACCCGTCTTAGCCACTCTAAGAATGTTAGGATTAGTTGAGAATGTTTCTACCGGTTCCAATCCATCAGGTGTAGTTGCTATCGTTTGTTGAGACCCTTTGAAGTAAGAACGTTGCATACCTTCAGTTAAATTATTTTTAAAACGATAATGAGATGGTAAGTAACCATTTACTGATTGTACTTCTACAATATCGTTTCCAAGCTCAATACTACCACTAAATGGTAATACAGATACTCTATATTTGTTTTTTATAACGGGCTGTTTTCTATATCTTACTTGGTCACCAGGTTGGTATCCAGCAACAGGGTATCCTGATATTTGGATTTGTTCAAATTCAGTATATTGTTCTTTTACTAAGAATATAGATTTTCTACTTCCAGTTGTTTCCGAATTACCAAATACACCTTCCCAATTTCTAACCAAACCATTACCTCTTTTTGCATATAATCCAAATCCAGCATTTGCCAAAGAATCTCTTTCCATTCCAATTTGAGTTGATGTAAATATATCCACACTTCCAAGTAAAGTTTCTCCAGTTGGGCAAAATATATTTGCAGAACCAGTATTCGGATATGTTGGAAATTCAGTTTTTATATTATCATTCAAATTATATGTTATATTAGATTGATATGTCGGGTTAGTACCTTCTAATAAGATAATATCATTTGCTTCTAAAGTAGTATCGTAATTAGGTAATTCTACACCAACTTGAGTTAAATCCTTTAAATCTAAAATAGAATTTTTAACTGCATATTCTAAATCAATATTAGTATCATCTCTAGTATCTATATTTGTTTCATAATCATTTCTTAATGATTCTGGCTTAGTCCATTTGGTTTTACTTCTCTCTAAATAATGCGGTTCAATTAATAATCCTTTTGATATATTTGTTCTAGCAGGTGCTAAATCTGATAATACATCAAATAAAGATTTATCAATATACTTTACCAATCGTATGTATTCGTATATATCTCTATTACCAAGTCTTTCAAAGTAGTATTCTCTTAAATCAGCTAAAGATTTATAACTATCTCTATATTCATCTGATGGGTCTCCGATATAATTATCAATATTAAAATCACCAAATGCTTTTAATATATCCATATTTAACTCTTTGGTTGGAGATAAAAATAATCCCAAACGATTTGTATCTATTGGAGCTTGGTCAAATGCTTTTTTAGTTGCTCTTGTTTTGTACGATAAATCCGTAACAAGAGATGCCGATTCAAATCTTATCTTATTAGAATATGTTAAACCTAAAGATGGTACATTTGCAGTTACAGTTCTATCATACGGAACGTATTGATATGGATATGTTGTATTAACCCACATATTACTTGCTGATGCAAATTGTTCACCATAACTTTCATTAATAGCTACGTTTTTAATATTAGGGTCTAAATTTCTATCTTTTGGATATTCGAAATCTAAACGGAATACTAAATCTTTTGTTGATGAATCAAAATCATTACCATTAATCGCATCTGGGAATAGAGTATGGTTTTGGAATTTACTTAATTGTAATGGTGTTTTCCATAAACGGAATTCATCCAAATTACCATCAAACCCATTACCACCAATTTGTAAATAAGAACCAGTTTCCCATTGTGTATCATCCGTTGCCAATGACATACTAACAAACGTAGTTATTCTACTTCCATTTGATGTTGCTAACCAAACCTCAAACCAAGAAGATGAATCAGGACTATTATGTCTATTGATTAATACATTTGTATAATTTTCCGTTGATACAGGAAAATCTAAACTTCCTGTTTTTAAATCAGGACCATAAGCGTATGGTTCATCATCTATATACGAAATATAATATGATGTTGGTGTACTTATACTTTCCGAAAAATATGTACTTGTAGATTGGTCACCACCAAAGTTCAATTCTAATTTAGCAAAAGAACCAGTTGTTTTTACCAAATCCAAAGTCCATTCTGTTCCAGATATTAATGTATATTTTGATGTTGGTTTATATGTTGGTTGTATTCTAAATTCAACTCCATTAGGGTAATCACCAAAACCAGATATTTCTTTCCAAGGTATTTTTACATTTGAATTTTCCTTCAAATAAATTGCTGCCGTTCTATCATCAAAAGTAAATTGAGTAGTACCACCTTTGGTTGGGTCTTGAGGTCCTCCAAATTCCATTATTGTCAACATAGATTGCGGAACACCATAACAAGCCATAATTGCTTTCATAGCTCTACCAGTTCCTTTATGCTTCAATAGATATGGTAAGTTGTTTAGAATTCTTCTCCAAACTTCGTTATTTGCATCCTCTAAACTTCTACTATATTTTGGTACTCCAGCTTCATTTGTACCAAACGCATATTCCCAAAGGAATTGTGAATCAAATGCTCGCTTTCCTTTCCATCCCATAGAATCAAGCATATTATATACCATTGAATTTGTTATACCAATATCTTGCTTATGTTCTAAATTTTTATTTGCTTTTAATGCATTTATATAACACCATAATATATCAAAGTGTTGCCCTATCATATCCAAAAATAATAAGAAATCTGAATTTTGGTAATCTTCCACCAAATATTCAGGCATATTATTTTTCATCGAATTTATGTTATACACATCATAACTTCCACCAGATTGAGTTGCATATTCAAACCAACTAACCGAATCAATACTGTCCCAACTTTTTAAAACCCTATAAGTTATACCAGTTGGTGCTAAATAATTTTCTTTAGGAAATGCAAGTGTATCTTCTGTTTTGTAAAGCCACTTTTCAAATCCATCAAATCCTCTTATTAAATTATTTATTTTTGTTGCTAATCGTTCAGCTTCTTCTGCTTGAGAGAAACCTTTTTGTACAAAAACTTCCCAGTTTAAATTATACAAAGAATCTTCCGTAATTATTTCTTCTGATAATTCTGTTAATAATGTAGAATCTAATATTTGATATGGGTTTATAAATGTATCGGCTATTAAACCTTGATATTTTAATCTTAGGTCTTGTAATATTTTTATTTTCAAATAAAAATTATTAACTCTTTCTTCGGCCGAACCAAAGTGTACAAAATTATTCCAACTATATGAAGACCCACTTACATATTGTATATTAAGTTTTTCAGTATCAATTGAATTTTGCTCAGCGAATTTATTTATTAAATCAGTAGATGTGTACGAGCCACTAGCTATAAGTTCATCATAAACTTTAAAACCAATACCATTATCAGGCTCTAATGAAAAATTAGGTCCTTTTAATGGTGGACAGAACGATGCATCTACCCCACTTACTGTTATTGTTTCAACTATTGGATTTGCTTGTAATTTTGAAATCCAAACTTGTTGATTTGGTTGTATTGTTGTTGGTATTGGTTCATATAATTTCAATATTAATGAACCTTGACTTCCTGTCCAAGTTGTAATTACCTTATTATCACCATTACCTATATGTAATAAATGTGTAAGATATTTAGATGAATCTATTTGAAATGGTCTATCATCAAATTGATTAATAAACCCTTCAGCAATTCTACTTATAGCAACTTCTCTTGGTATTGTTAAATCACCTTTATCAAAATTAATAGTAATTAATTCTTCCTTACCAATTACGATTTCTTTACCACTTTCATTGTATGGTACTAATTTTAATATAATTGATATTTTATCTACATCTTCAAATGTTTGAGATGCATCTAAATCTAGTAGTTGTTGAAAGTTTAATGTTACAACTCCATTTGCAGATGCTTTTATAAACTTATCACTACCTACTTTGTATATTTTTACATAATCAGTACTTACTGATTCATATGATATATTAAAATTAACATTAGTACCAACATAATCGGGCCCAAATAATTCAGATGGATAACTAATATTTCTAATATCAGGTATCCCAACCCAAACGTCTTTTGTTGCGTTTATACTTAGTTCTACAAAATCACCATCACCTCTTGTATTGAATGGAACAATAATTACTTTGTACACACCCATATCAAAAAATGCATTCGCCGGTATTGATATTACAAATTCGTTTTCAGTTGGTACATTATAAGTAAATTCTTTTTCATTAACATAAACTCTTATACCAACAACATTATTTTCTTTTATTAATGCAATTGGTACAGCCGCTTCAGAATTTAAATTATATAATCGTTTTGTTTCTGGGTTACCTAACCTAACGATTGGAAAATTTTCTAAAACTTGTTGTACAACTGCTTCGGTTGTTATGTTTATAATATCACCCGCTTGCGGGTTGAAATTAAAAGATAAACTTTCATTTGCAGCTGCTGTTAGGTTTTGTAATATCTCATTATTTTGCAGTAATTGCAATGAAACAATTCTATATAACGTTGTATCGGCACTTCTTATTAATGTACTTCTTTTTGAAATTTTAATTTCACTATTTCCAGTAGAAATTCTTTGTGAAATGTTTTGACCTAATCCAAATGGATTTGCTGAAACTACATCTACACTATTATCAACTCCAACTAAGCTTATTGTTATTTTATTTTCATCAATTTTTGGTTCTTCTACTATTGGTTCTTCTTTTTTAACTACAAAATCACTAAAATCTAATACTTGTATTTTATCATCTATATTATAGTTAAATTCTTGAATTGTATCACCTTTAAAATATTCTATTTTTATTGTAAATATTTTGCAATAATGCCAACTCACTTACCGATTTTCTAAAAGTATGTGGTGTAGTTTTATAAATGTTTTCATTATTTATAAAAATAGATGCATTTGTAACAGTAGATGCTACCCTAAATGTGTAAAATGAATCACTGTTTGCTCTGCCGGGTTCTGATGTTATTGGTATAAGTGGTGTTGGGATTACTCCTGGTTCATTAAAATTATTTGGTACAGAAATTACATCAGGTTGTATAGGAATGGCCACTCCAGAAAATCCATATTCAGATGCTCCTCTAACATTAGATGACCCGCCTGCGCCAGCGCCACCACCAAATGATACGCCAGATACAGATTCCGAATCGCTTACCAAATAATTATTGAATTCGGAGTTTGGGTTTTGTACATCGTTTGCTTCTGCCATTTTTTTACTTTATGTTATTCTATTAATATATAAATATCTTATCGTTGTGCTTCCTCTCTATCATTTCTAGAAGTACCAGCTACACCAAACCCGGGTCCTCTAAAATCGGCTGGATTTACCTCTCTCATTCCGCCACCACCACTAGCAAATCCACTCGCACCGCCTCCACCAAAATATTTAGGTGGTTCTGGTTCGGTGTATGGTGGGTCACCAACAGGTGTTTCTACTGGTGGGTCTGGTACAGGTTCTACTGCTGTTTTTGGGGTTTCCTTTTCCAGTTGTCTTTTGAATTCCAACAACTTCTCATCTATTTGCGTTTTCTCTATTGTAACAATTTTCTTTTCAGGAGATGAAGTATTAATTTGGGTATCTAACTCATATCTTTGCATAACCTTACCTACATCATCCAAACTTTCCTCTGAACCAACTTTTTGAGTAACATCTCTCTTTACATCTAATTGTGGTAAGTAAAAATCAATTGCATTTACTAATAATAATTTACAACTTTCTTTTATTTCATTTTTAGATAAATCAAGCTTAGGTTTTGTGGTTAATTTCTTACCATATAAATTGCTCGTTATTTGAGAATTTCTATTTGTAAAATAATATCCAGCTGATTCTATAAATTTACTATGTATTTTTGATACTAATGTTTCAAAATCTGATATTTTATATTCTGCTCTAAATTTTTCAAACCATTCATTTGAATATTTTTTTCTGATAAAATCTGATATTGTTATTGGTGTTATTTTTTCCAAAAATACAAATGCAGAGTTAATTATATCATCTCTAAATTGCTGGTTTGCAATGAACATACTATACCTTTTTTCCAATTCCGTATTTACATATCCAGAGTTTTTTATAGGAAATAGTCTAACTTCAGTTCTGGATGGTGATATTTCCGAAATCCACAATTTGTCCTGTGGTTCTTCACTTCCAACTCTTTTATTTAATAAAGTGATTTGTGTTTTAAATATACCATTATCATATCCGGCCTCTTTCAATAATCTTTCCACATCTATAAAGTATTCTGATGGGAATTGATTTTTTTCAAATAAAGTACCTTCGGCTATTAAAAAATAATCTTTTATATTTTCAGTAGATAACGTTACATATCTAACTAATTTATCATCTTTTTGTGGTAATTGATTATCATTTATATCATATACAATAAATTCAATAGCATCTTTATCCCCAAATCCAAAAAAAGATTGCAGGTTTCCCTCCTCAAATATTTTTCTATCTTTTGAGTTTATTCGGTATCCTTTGTTATCGATTATATCTTTAAATTTTTTTACTGCCATTTTATATTTTTATTAACCCCATTGGTCTCCTCTTTGTTTTTGTAAAGCAACAGGTATATTAAGTGACCCGGCATCTGATTTTATAATAATATTACCATTATATTCCGTATCTCCAGTAAATCCAAATCCAGCACTAGGTTTGTATCCATCAACTTTACCATCTATTGTTTCAAGTTTAAGTCCTTTATTCTCACCAGGTTGTAATGTAATTGAAGGTATTTGTTTAAATATACCTGCGATTGCACCATCTTGTGTAAACGATAATGTTACTGGTTTTTTTGTAAAGTTACTAACTCTAAGTTCAGGTCCATTGATAAATCTACCCCTACCATCATCCTTTGCTCTACCTCTAAATGTTATATCAGGATATTGCTTTTCCGAAATGTTTATAACTTTAACTGCAAAATCATCAGATACTTTAAATCCTTCCTGTAATTTTGCAGACTTACCAAATAATTCTTCTCTTAGTTGTTCTACCTGCTTTTCTAAAGTTTGATTTCTAGCAAATAATGATACTCTCTGAATAGATTCTGCCGTTGCTTTTTGTATAGAATTTTGAAGTTCCACTATCGTACCAGTTACCTTTGAGTTTGCCTGCTGTGTTTGATTTTCCGCAGTGGCCACTATTAAATCTTTACTATCTATTTGAACCAATAAGCTTTGTGTGACTATTTCTAATTCAATAACTTTAGCTCTCAAATCCAATATATCATTATTCAGTTGTGTTATTATAACATCCCTATTAGCTATTTCTACCAATGCCGCATCATAGATTGATTTTAAAACCATTTCAGGAAGAACAGGTGCTTCCACTGGAATTAATTCTATAATTGTTGTATCTATCGATTTTAATAGTTCGGATTCTTTATATTTTGGTCTTGATAACTTTCCAGAAACAATACCATCATCCATAACAGAACCGCTAAATACATGGACACCAAATGAATTTTTAGTTGTGATTGCCAATGAACCACTAACTAAAATCTGTCCAACTTTTTGCTCGTTTTTTAATCCTGTTTTTAACATTTTAATCTTTTACAACATTGAAAGTTAATTCATTATCAAAATATTGTATATCACCATTATTATCAACTTTGAATTCTATTTTATAAACTCTACCAGCTTCCCAATTAGAAAGATTTAATTTTACATAGTTACCATTTTCATCGCAATCTATTTTAGAATAATCACCAAATGGAATTATAATATCATTTGATGCAAAATCTTTTATTTGATAATAGGTTGTTTCTGGTAAATATTTTACATCAGCATATACAAACTTATTTGTAAAAGTTTTAAGTGGATATAATTCTCTACCAAAAATTCTTATAGTTGGCGTTGTACCAACTTTATATTCTTTCTTTAAATTTGTGATTCCAATTTTTATATCTCCTACCGTTAATGCAGGTAAAGAACCAGTTACATAACTTTGATTATCCCAGCCTATTCTAATTTTTGGTTGATATATTGTATTTGTTTCCTTACTAAATAATTTTAATACACCATAATCTTCAGTATCGTTTTCTAAACTATCACTAAATTTAATTATCAATCCATCATTTGGAATAGAACCACTCATCCAAGCTTTCAGCATTGGTTTTAAATCCATTAATATATCAGTAGATTTGTATTCAAATGATTGAATCGAACCACTAACTACATACCAAGTACCACCAGTACCATTATTTGGATTGGCATCAGTTCCAAGTGTAAGCCCATTTTGCAACCAATCTAATTTAGTATCACCTTCTCTATAATTCCAAGTTACCCCTTGAGTTGATACGTTATCAAATCGTGTACCTTTTCCCATTTGCCAACTTTGTGATATTGGATATGCATATAAAGTGAAATCTAATGGAACTTCCTCACTTTTAGTTTCTTTTAAAATTAAGGTAGCTTCTTCCATTTTAATAGTATTATCTACTAAAGATGATGATAAAAATCCAACTTCAAATTTTAAAAGAGTACGTGATACATCTTTGATATTTCCATAGTAAAGTTTACTAATTTCTAATATCTCATCCAAACCAGTATTTTGATTTGGTTGTTGTAAATAAATTGTTGCATCTTTTGATGCTGTTAGGAAATAGTATGCCATTATCTTACTCTACCTTTTATATCCGAATCCGGAAATTTAATTTCAAAAACCGATGGGTCTAATGATGGATATACAATCTTATCTTTAGTTGCCGCTTCTATATTATATGAGTTTGGTGAATATTTACCACCACACTTATTTGTTATCTTTACCATTGGAACGGATGAAACTCCTTCAACGTTAGCTATTAATAACTCAACTTCGCTCAAATTAATTGTTTGATTGAACGTCCAATTATCTATACTAAAATATTGTTTTAATTCATTTATACACTTAGTAAGAACTTCACTTTTGTTATAACTACTAAATGCAATTATTTCAAATTCAATTCCAATATTAATAATAAATCCATCTAACATATTAATACCATCGGTCAATAATCTATATTCATTCATATAGGTTTTTAAATTTTCTTTAACTCCTCTATTAAGATTAGTTAAATGTCCATTATTATCATATCCCAGCAAATATAAATTTATTGCAAATGGATTATTTTTTTCATTTTCATTTGAAGTTTTACCAATAAGGAATTTAGTTATTTCTTCTTTTATTGATTGTTGGGTTGGTTCTTCATCGTCTGGTTTTGATACAAAACTCATAACCAAATCGGTAAACTCTTGTAAGTTGTTTGGTGATGCTAATATAGATGCAGGTGAGTTATTATCCAACGTACCATCTGCTATTGCAAATGATTTTGCAACTGCGCCAAATTTTGGTGGCATTGACAATGCTCTAACTTGATAATCATTTGCAGTTACTGCTCTATTTTGAGAACCAAAGTTTGCTAATGAATTTTGTCTTATTTCTTCCAAACTTTCAGCACCTCTACCACCGGTTGCAGGTACTTCATTATCAATTGCAATTGAATTTTTAACTGTATTGTATATTGCTAATTCCGATGCATTAAGTGATTCGGTATCTTCATCAAATTCAATTGTATTAACTCTAACTAACTCACCAACAGGTATATTTGAAGCCACGCCACCACCAATCATATACTTTACAGTCATAGTTGTGTTTGATGGAGAAGTTCCATATGTTTTTGTTTTTAAGAAATTGGTTGGGTCAAAAGATTCTTCTAATCTGCTAATAGAATTAGGTAATCCCAATCCAACATTTTTAAGATTTGGAATTAATTGTTCATCCGATGCAGATGAATCACCTGCTCCAAATTGTATAGATGTAGTATTGTCCTGATTTACTTTCGTTACAAATCTTTTTGACGTTTTAATTGTTTTTAATACAAATGGTACAGTTGATTTAAATTGATATAAATCTGGGTCATTTGTTTCATTATTTGGTGAATCCAAATAAACCATCTCCTGTGCAAGATATGGAACTTCATACCATTTATTTCCATTAGAATCTCTTACATCATATATCTGAATTATATTAGTTTCAGGTAAATCTATTTTTTGAAAAGGAGAATATGCATCAAATGTTACTTCTCTTTGTAACAATTCACCAGATAAAGCTTGTATATATTTTTTAACTAAATAAAATAGAGGTTCTCCTGTATTTGCATCTCTTTGGTATATTGTTATCTCTCTACCAGTTTCATCAGAAAAATCAACTATATCGGTTGTTCTGAAAATTATACCAGCTGTTGTTGATTTACTCAACATACCTTCCTTTATTCGTAAATAAAACTTTTCATCAGGTTTATTATTAATACCAGTTCCAATAGATGGTACTAATTGATATACACTTAATGTTGTTATCGCTGGTGAAGTCACTTTAGGTCTGTATCCTAAGTATTGTGATAATGCTAAAACACTTTGCGGGTCTTCTGCATAAGTCATTAATGACTCTTTTAATGTATCATCAATATAATATGATAATGAATCTCCTATATAAGATGCCATTTCGATAAACATCATACCAGGAGATGATTCGTTAAAATCCGAATATGTTTTTGGGAAATAAGTTTTTGCAAATTCAATTAGATTGTTTCTAAATGAAGCAAAATCTTTATTAAGATATTTTACATCTTTTCCTTTATTTTTAAAATTTCTATTTGTAATTGTTACTGACATATTCTATTATATTATGCACCTACATTAAAGGTGACTGTATTTAATTCTGGATTTCCTAAAACTCTAAATTTAATTGATACATTTACAATGTTATTATCTTTATCTAAATCACTTGCAACTACATCGATTTGGTCAACGCTTATATATGGTAACCAATTTTCCATTGCTGATGTTACAGTATCTTCTATTTTTTCAGCTAATGAATCATCATTAAATTCAAATAATAATTCTTGTAGGCCACTACCAAAATTAGGTTGCATTATTCTTTCACCTTTTTTTGTTAATAATAAATTTTTTATATTAGAACTAGCCTGCTCTTCTGTTTTGAAACTTTGATTAAAAGCAGTGTTACCAATTCGAATTGGCAAAGTTATACCTATCGCAAAATCATCAAATTTTTTCGTATCTTGTACTAACTTTTGTCCTAATACAATTGCCATTACTTCTTATTAAATCTTTTTACAAGTTCAGAGTAATCTCTATTCAAAGCCTTATCCAATTCAGGTACTCCAGTATTTACACCCAATCCACTTGGTTGAGGTCCTCTTGCTAAATCACCATAACCCATTTTTTCTGCAATAGCAGTTCTACCTACAATTGAACCCATATCACCTTGTCCAAAATTCATAGTTCTGAATCCGCCATCACCAGTTGTAGGTGCCATTGCGGTTTCATTTAGAATTTGGTTAATCATTGGGTTTTTACTGAATTGTTTTTGTGATACCACTTTCGATTCTATTGATTCTACCAAAGTTTCATCCTCCATCATAGCCTTAGCCATAGATAATCCAGTATTTTTTGGTTTAGCAGGTTGTTTACCCTCTGCTATCAGTTTTTTCATCTCAGCCTTAACAGTTTCCTTAATTAATGCAGGTAATTGTTCTTTCAATTCCTCTTTAATTAGGATTTGTATGGCTTTTAATAATTTGTCTGTATTCATACTTCCTTATTTGTTATGTTTATAAATATTTGAATTGTTATTTTTGGGAATTACATAGATTTATTGATTCTACTATTTTTACAGTCTATTCATATATCGATACGTGCATTGGGTCATTAGTACTTAACCAAGTCATTCCTTGTGCTCTAAATATGGATGCTACTCTTAAAAATCCTCTATCAAATTCATTCAAATCTCGTACTTTTGTTTTACCTTCATAAATACCATCGGATTTAAAACTAGTACCATATCCATATTTTATAGTATTCATATCTATGGCAGTTCCCCAACTATGGTTTGATAATCTTGCACCACAAGTAACATTTCTAACTGCAAGCCCTCCACCACAATTTTCTATATATTTCTGCAACCCTTGTGCTTTTATTGCTGCAATAGCGGGTTTTACTATTGCTGCCAAATTTTTATGTACTAAAATCTTTTTATCACCTTTTGCGGTAGGAAACATTATTTCGGTACAATTTTTTACCATATATTCTTTATTTACTTTATACCAATATCTATTACACTTTCCAGATTCAACCCTATTTACTTCAAAATTTGGTGCAGTACCCAAAGCTGGCCATATACCATTTCCACATAATTTAAATAATGCCAAATCACCTCTAGCAACTGGTAATGAACCTCCTTGATTTATCTGATTTCCTTGTGGTGAATCCAATTCGGGTGGATTAAATGAACCTGTGAAAGCCACCGGTGGTGCGGTATCGGTGAGTACTTGAGCATCTGTCACTTCATCTACTCTACCAACTTCACTATTATATTGCTTTACACTAAAAAAGGCTTCCTCTTGGCTTATATTACTATTATTTTCCATAGCTTCATCTTCTGTAGCGAATTCAGCTTCATATATAGCTTGATTTGCTGGATATTCTTCTTCAATATCCTGTTGAATAGCATCCGCCTCCCTTTCATCTTCATTTAAATCATCCAAACCTTTTTGTACACTATAACCAGACCAATTAACTATACCGGGGCCAGGTGTATTTAGTGGGGGATATGTAGATATAGTATTTACAATACCACTAACAGTACTCAAATGTTGCTGAGCGTAACTGATGAACTCATCAATTATTAATTTATGATTTTTAGTTGGTTGTATAGCTCCCATATTATGCCTGTCTTTGTTGAAGTGTCAATGTATAAAATCCCCAATATTCCCAATGCCAAGCTTCATCCATTCCTGTCCCATCTCCCAATCTATATGGATTATACCAACCATATTTGGGTCCGTTTACTGCCAACCATTGATATAGTCTAGAGTTTTCTCTTGTATATCTAGCAGGTCCTGGTGTTGCTCTACCCACTCCTAATGATTTTGCACGTGCCTGTTGCATACCAGCAATTTCTCCAAAATCCAAAGATAATCCCCACCCATGTGGAGAAAACCCTGGTTTAGCTGCACTACCCGAGCCGTATTTCTCAAAACATGCTACTTGTCCAGCATAATCTCTGTATGTAGATGATACTCTCCATTTAACTCCTTCTCTTTTGGCTTGTGCTATCAGTTTATTGTACATTTTGGCAGCTTCGATGTGTAATATACCACCACCATAAGATGCATCAATACTTCCAAGTCTATCCTTTGGTATTTTACCATTTCCGAAACTAGCCAAACCAGGAGGAGGTGGTGGTGCAGTTGCACCCACATTTGTAGTTATTCTTGCACCTTTAATTTCAGAAATAGGAGCGTTATTTGGGTCTGTTCGAGGTGTTTGTAACTCTGGCGGGGTTGATGTATCGATGGGAATTGGTGCTGGTTGTGGTGGTAGTACTTGTGGGTCACCTACCGGGTCTACTCCACTAATTTCCACTTCTTCAGGTTGTTTATTGAAAAATGATGCTTCTTCTTCTACTAATTCTTGAGGTTCATCCGCCTCCTCATCTTCTGGTATCTCTCCTAATATTTCTTCAGCTTCTCCAAATTCAGTATCAGGCATATCATCGTTTTCAGTTTCACCCTCTCTTAAATCAGGTTCACTACCGGCACCTAAAGTTGGTTGTTGCCATTGACCACTATTAGTACAAACAATGGATACTATTTGTAAATTTTGAACTGCTCCAGTAGCAGGTGGCGTTGTTGGTGGTGATGGTACTGATGTTGGGTCTAATTGAGCCCCAGCCCAATATGCTAAAACACCCTTTCCCATTTCACCAACTAAATCGTATGGTTCTTTTTGAGATACACCGGTATCTAATGCTGATTTAATGAATAATTTTAAACTATCAACGTTACCAACTTTAACTTTAGATTGAAATAGATTATCACTACCTCTTTTTACGGCCGCATCATACTCCTTTGCATATAGTTCGGCAACACTATCCGTTGAATTTATAGATTCTGGGTTTGTTACAACGTTTAATATATTTTGTTTGAATATATCCCAAGACATTTTTAAGATGTTTTATTTAATTCACTTAGTACCGATTTTAACTTCGATTTTATTGTATTAAATGTTGGTTTATTTACAGGTCCAGTTGCTGATGGTCCTGATGGTGTTAGATATTGTTGTG